AAACAATACTGTATGAAAATCGAATGTGCCACCTCGAATGGCATCAAAATGATAAGAGATGTGATTAAAGAATTTGCGAAACAACAAATAGGGAATCATGTGTATTTTAAAAGTATTGTCTTGTACGATGCGGAGAATTTGACCATTGATGCTCAATACTCCCTTCGAAGATGTATTGAAGTGTATAGCAAGACCACTCGTTTTTTTATCGTGACGTCTAACCGAGACCGACTGTTAAACCCTATTTGTTCTCGATTTGTTCATCTCTATGTTCATAAGACGCCTATTGTGAAAGAACCTCACGTCTTTCCTTCTAGCTTAAAGAAATGGTTAAAAGAACCCGACCTTACTCAAGTCGCTATAAAACTATATAGTCAAGGCATTTATGGAGACATGCTCTTGTACTATTTTAAAGATTCTGAAAAATATTGTCTCGTGAAGTTTAAATACGACTCTGTCTGTAAAGAACTCAAAAACGAGATATGGATTCTCCATTATCTTCTTCAATCTTTTTTAGGATGATTGCGTTATCTTGCCCTTTATTCTTTACTCCAAAAGTGTATATGGAAGATTATACCTCAAATGTACTGACAGATTCAAAGAATGAATGGTCCATTCTTCTTATCAATTACTTAACGCCACATGTGATTGACGGGTTTCGGTCCATCTTTAACGAATCCGTACAGTTATGTGAAAAGAGTGATGAACTCGAAAAGTATTTGATGACATTTCAAAACCTATTGTCTCGTATCCCTAAATGGAACAACGAGATGATTCGAATTGAGAAAGAACGAATTATGGCGCTTTGTAATTGTTCTTATTTAGAGGATTTGATGACCTGTGTTCATATTATTCAGTTGAAAATCTTGAGTTGTGTTCGAGTAGGGAACGAATCTAAGAAAATTACCATTGACATTCCAGATTTTGGAGCATTTCTTCATAAAGTCTACATTAATGTGGCGCGAAAACTGTATTCCAATATTTATTTGTTTGAGATTGATATTCCCAGTTTGGAGATTCAGAAACGAAACCGAGAGTTTGAAGTGATTGTACAAATTTGTATCATGAATACTATTCGTGATAGTATTCCGGTAGAAACACTGCTGAGACAATACATTGATGAATCTACCGAATATGAAGTAAAACGCGAACCCAAACCCGAGCCTAAACAGGATATTTGTCCGATTGAGAAGCCTGTCTCCAAACCTGAGATGAAATCCGTAGAGGTAATGCCAGTGGAAATGAAATCCGTAGAGGTAAGACCGGTCGAGATGAAACCTGTCGAGATGGGACCTGTAGAGATGAGACCCATAGAAATACCCGACTCCAAACAAAACATCTCGTTCAATGACCATTTGGAAACCTTTGAAATTCCGGTTGACGAGGACTCGTTACAGATTGGGGAGGATGTTCCTCTGAACATTCTTTCTTTTGAGGATTTAGAAAAAGCTGCTCCCTGTGACATTGATTTAGGGATTGTAGAGCTTTAACGTTACAACTAGAACTGTAAGGTGAATAAGTTTAGAATGGCTCTTTTTTTTTCCGGATTCATTCTAAACATGGAAGAAGTGTATGTAGCTTTGATTGTAGGTCTGTTGTATTTTATTTCTAAAGTAATCTTGAATAAATTTCAGAAACAAGAAACAGGTCAACAAGATTTTCGCGATAGCTTTTTGGTTACCGCCTTAGTCGGTGGCGTACTTGTCATAAAAAAAACAAACTTTGAGGGTCTATCCGAGAAGGCCAAGGTTTTTGTGAACGAACCTGGATTTTAGTTCGTACAATCTATTTAATATGGATTTTAGCTCGGACGAGCTCATCGATATCTACATAAGTATCTAGGGTTGACACTACATACGGTTCAAAACAAGCATGGTCCAATTGTCGTTCAGGCGTGTGATTGTGGACAATACGAGCAATCATTTTATACAATTTAAAATCAGGATACCGGTCTTCCCCATTCTTTTTATAGAGTACATTGACCCCCGAATCATCATAAATCCACGAGATAATCAGGTCGTAAATCGGGACCTTTTTAAACTTGTCTAAATCTTGAATATCATCGATGATAAAATCAATAATCGAACAACCTAGGCGACACAAGTCAAAGCTTTTGTTTGGGAGTAGACGTGGCTTCTGAGGGTTGTAAAAAGGTTCAAAGTTGTATTGGGTATACGCCATACCATGTTCCGAAAAACTGTCGCTACAGATTACTTTATCATTTACGGTATAAATGGCTCGTCCAAAGTCGATGATTTTATAAATCTTCCCGAACGTGGGGATTTTATAAAACTTTTCCTTGATTCGATACATTAAGAATTCCTGGTCCGTTGGAATATACATAATGTTGTTGGTGTGTAAATCGTTGTGGGTAAAATCAAACAACATTTGATACGTATACAGCATAACAATCACCTGAAACATGGCACTCTCAATCTCTTCTACTCTTAATTCATTCTTTTCCAGTAACGAATCCAAGGTATCGTGACATCTCTCAAGCGTCACGACCTGGGTAGGCATGTCTTTCAACACAAGAATTAGGTCAATAGGGTCTTCCATGGTCTCAAAGGACGCAGTGTCGTCTTCTTCTTCGTCATCGGTATGACTGATTTCTGAATCGTTGTCATACTCTTCTACGGATTCAGTGGCCTCGATGGTGGCTTCGCTTGTCTCAATACTGATTTCGGACGGCGTGGCTTCCTCTTCAGACCCCGAAAGCTCTTCCATATCAACCTCCACATCTTCATCGGAAATATGAATGAGGGATTGAGTCTTCTTAGAAAAGACCGTTTCGTCCTTAAAATGAAATAAGGTATTCAGTTTGTCATTAAAGTAATTGGAATCACAAATGTACTCGAAATCATCTGCTACATTAATTTCGACTTCTTTCTGAATACACACATAACTGTCAAAGACCTGAATCCCATGAACAAACCCTCTCTTATGAAGTATATCGGTGACATAATAAAAGAAACTATCCACATAGGCATAGTTATGACAAGACTGTATGGCATCCTGATACAGACTTTGCGTACTTGAGGTATCTTTTTGCTCCGAGGGTAAGAGAGTTACGTTATCTCCCTTGTATTTTCCTATCAAATACTTAACGTAGTCGACCAAGGTAATGAACTTTTTAAAACACGGCAGAATGTTACCGGATAAGTCTTTAAAATCATACTCATTATAGGTCTTTTTCTCTACATATTCTTGTAAAGAAAATTGGGGGTGAATGCCTAAATAAGAATAGATAGGACTATAGACCGTTTTCTCTACAAAATCATTCGAGTTGTTCATTTCATTTTCAATATACTTTTTTTCGTCATAATTTAACTCATTCCGCTCATTCGTCAAAATAGAAGGGATGTTCTCTCCTTCTATTTTAATGACCTTAGAGTTGAAAAAATTTGACATGAAGCGTATTGTCTTTAATAAAGATGAGAACAAAGGGCCTGTCATTGTCTTGATAGGTCGTCGTGATACGGGTAAAAGTTATTTGGTGCGGGACCTTCTTTATCATCAGCGAGACATTCCTATTGGAACCGTGATATCGGGTACAGAGAGTGCGAATCATTTCTATTCAGACCATATACCCCCTGTACTTATTCACGGAAAATTTGAAACAGGTATCATTCAGAATATTCTACTGAGACAAAAACAGGTGATGAAGCAGGTGAAACATCAGATGGATGTGTATAAAAAGTGTACCATTGACCCGCGTACGTTTGTCATTTTAGATGATTGCTTGTACGACAGCTCGTGGTCTAGAAACGAGCTCATGCGGATGATTTTCATGAACGGTCGTCACTGGAAAATTATGTTGATCATTACGATGCAATATCCTCTAGGCATTCCACCCCAACTTCGAACGAACGTAGATTATGTCTTTATATTGCGTGAACCTTACATTGCGAATCGAAAGCGTATTTATGAGAATTATGCGGGCATGTTTCCGACTTTTGAATCTTTTTGTCAAGTGATGGATCAATGTACCGAAAACTTTGAATGTCTCGTCATCTGTAACAACAGCTCAAGCAACGAACTTAGTTCACAAGTCGCTTGGTACAAAGCCATTCCCACTCCTCCTTTTAAAATGTGCGCGCCTGAACTCTGGAAAATGAAATCGAATGAAGAGGAAGAAGAACCTGCGTTTGATTCCAAGAAGAACATCAAGCAAAAGATTAACGTGAAGAAGACAAAGTTCTAGATCGCCTACGACTCTTACGCTTTCGTCTCGTAAAACGACCTCCTGTTACATTTGATTTTTTTTTGGGATCTTCGACTTTTGTCAACTTTGGTTTTTTAGGGTCTGTATATGTTGGATTACTATTTATAAAAGCATTGTATATCTTTATCCAAGCTTCCGTATAAGGCAACCCGTAATTCTTATGAAACTGATTGACCAATATATCATTCCAGATATCTTTTGGAAAGATACCCTTGGTTTCATGGTCCATTTCAGCACCAGATGCCGCCATTAATGTAAAACCTTCTACCTCTAGTCGAACTACCGAATGGTCTGCGAGAATAGGTCTATCTACACTATACGGTGTGTCAAACGCCACCAACTCTGGCAAATTCTTACTGGAGTTGTTACCAGAGTTTTTCGCTGAGTTTTTCGCTGAGTTTTTACAATCTACGATAAACATACCATCCACTTCCGGTTTTAAATATGCCTTTTCAATTTGATTGTTTAAAAAGATATCATTCGCATATCGATCTTTCTTCACGCTATGTTTGCTATAGTCTTTGGGGTTACTCATACAAATGTTGTTTAACACATCACCTATCGTATAGCCCTGAATGGGGTCGGTTCTGGATTTAACCGCGGTTTTGGATGAAGTAATATTAGAATCACCTGTAATGTAGTCAATACCATTATCGACGCACCAATTATAGAATATTTTGAAATCAGTTTCCTTCGTGCCTGAACTATTTCCATGCCAATTGGCTATTTTTATTGTAGCATTTGTTTTTCTATCTTTAATTTCAACTACGGCGACTTTTAAACTATCTATATTAGGATAGGTAAGGGTTTGAGGCAAACTATATTTTTCTTCAAAAGAATCATTATACAAAAGTCCCAAAGGGGCAGATTTTGAATCATATTTTATATAAGACGAATTTTCAGGGCCTTTGACAAAGGGTTCTGTAATGACCATAAGCACTGGGTTCTCTCCCTGAATAGCTTCTATATACTGTTGTTTCATCGTCTTCTGGTCCATAGCAGTCGCGATGATAAATCCACCTGTTGGCTGGGGGACTAAAAGATTTCCGCTCTGTTTTAGCTTATACAAACGTTCTGGATCTAATATATCCGTTTTTCTCTTATCCTTGTTTCTCGTAAAGATATCCAAACTATCATACCACTGATCAAATGTAGGCGGCGTAAGTTTAGGCAAAATAGACGAGACTTCTATTCCCTCAACAAGCATTTGATTGAATGTTTGTAATGTTTCTTCAAATAATCTACTCAATATTTCACGATGTTCTTTCGTTTCTGCGTTTTGAGAATGGGGACGATTATTATGGGGACGATTATTAATTGGTTTATTAATTGGTTGAGGATTGTTAATTGGTTTACTGGGGGAAGTAGAAGTATTAGGACCGGTCTTATTCGGACCAGTTAGATAATTATTTTTTGAAGAGGTTTGATTTGAAGAGGTTTGATATGAAAACTGTTTCCTTAGCATTTTTCCGATACGTGTTACTCCGTTTCTTAACCGACTAGCCGATACTTTTTTATTTTCCATCTTCTTAATATACTAATATATATTTTTATGGCTTTTCAGAATTACTAGAGCTATGAAAGACATCTGTCAAGGGTATGTAATTCAAAAGTGAATTTGGATCCCCCATGGGTCCTGGCAACCCATCTTTCCCTTGTAATCCTTGTTCGCCTTTCGATCCTTGAGGGCCTGTTTTTCCAATCAGACCTTGAGCCCCCTTTTTTCCATAATCTCCCCGATCTCCTTTTTCGCCCTTGGGTCCTTTGAGAGGAGTCAACAGCTTGTATTTTACAGTTTTCCCTAATTCACCCAAATGAGTCAAGGAGATGGAACCAATAATTTCATCCATGTTGTAAAGAACCAAATTGTAATTTTGTATGCGTTCTTGGCAACAATCTTTTCGATTGGTCAAAAGAATAGAGTCTAATTCAACCCCTCCTACAAATCCATTGCCTAGTTGAACCACCAAGGTGTCTGGAGCGGCAAAAGAATGAGCCGTAGTATCTTTTTTGTCATCGCGCAAGTTTTCGATAGGACCCCAATAGTTATTCCATCCTTTGTTTCCTTTCAAAAAGTCTACTCGATTGTTCCCTTTCCAATACTCTACGGGATTACCATTGAGATCTATCAACGTAAGGTCGTTCAGATTGATAAAGGAATTCTCTCGGTAAGTCATAAGAGCTCCAGCATACTCAATTTTTAATTTGGTCACAGGTAAATTTTTACTCAATACAATATTTTCTATTAACTCTGGACTAGAGACAAAACCTTCTAGAGAAGGTAACAAAAAAAGTAAAAAAAATAGGACACATGCTAGATAGAGCATTATATTCGAACGCATAATATATATATATATAATTACATAGCGACACATTTATGGATGTATTTAAATTGTTTGAATATCTTTGAGAATCCAAACCATTGTTTTGATACACCTCGTAAAATTACAATAGATATTGTAAGACAGATTCGTGACTTGAATACATTGGATGAAAGAATGATCCAATCTATTTGTAATATGACACACGAAGATAAAATGGAAATCATTGTTGCGTTGAATGAACTGGTGAACAGTTTAAAATACATACTGGATTAATACTGGATTAATTGGTCGGATACTTTAATTTATATCGAACCGATTTGCCTTGACCCACCAATGTATTGGTCGGATTATTTGGATCATCTGGTTTATCCAAGTCAATAGATCCAAGCTCTTCGTTGTTTTGACCATAGACAGACAATCGATAACCCGCGATTCGATGCCAACAGCAGTCTGTTCGATTGGTGATTTGGATAGATCCTACCGGTTGAGCGCCTAACTCGATGACGAGATTCTCTACTTCTCGACTCGAATGTCCCATTGAAGTAGGACTATCGTCCCATAAATGTTGAACGGGTAGACCTCCCCAATTTCCTTTATTCCCAAAATAGACATTTGTGGTGTTTCCATATTTGATTTCTTTACCATCTCCGTCACGAATGGTAATATCTCCTAAATTAATCCAATAATCACCAGACGGCTTGTTTGTATTCAGTTGGACACGCGTGATTAATCCACCTTTCTTTAATGGGAACTCTACTTCGGTGGCATTCAATTCCAATCCTTCTAGTCTCGGGACAAGAATCAAAATCCCTAAAAAGAATATACTTAGATACAGAGGTGTATTTTTGCACATATACATTAACCAGAGATTAATGTATGGCTAAATCATTTTTGAAAATAGAGAAGGGTATTTTCACATAGCAAACTCCAAATGTAGGGTTTATCGAATTGCGGATAAAGACGCACCCGCCACCCCTTCTGGACCTACAGGCCCCACAGGCCCGATAGGACCGTCTATCCCAGGTATCCCTTGTTTTCCTGTCTCACCCTTCTCACCTTTTTCTCCCTGTATTCCTTGTATCCCTTGTATACCCTGTATTCCATCTTTTCCTTGGGGTCCTATACCTCCAATAGGACCTGGATCTCCTTTAGACCCTTGAGTTCCTGCGCCAGTCGCTCCAGTTGGTCCAGTTGGCCCTTTTGGTCCGATTTGTCCAGCAGGTCCAGCGGGTCCAATCGGACCAGGATCACCTTTTACAGGCTCTACCATGATATTATAGTTGACCGTCTTACGATTTCCTCCAAGCTGAATGAGCGAAGTTACTCCAATTTGTTCACCGTCTTTGTATAAATGTAAATTATAGTTTTGAATTCTCTCCCAGCAACAACCTTCGCGATTGGTGATCTGAATCGAACCAATCACGGTAGGTGTTTTTAGATTTATAATTAAATTGGCGCGAGGACCCGGAGAATGACCCATAGAGTTCATATCATTATCCCAAAGATGATTTACAGGTAATCCGGGCCAATGTCCACCTCCGTCGAAAAAAACACTTCCTTCCCAATAAGGAATTCGTTTCTTGTTTTTATCAAAGATAGATATATCCGTAATATTGATGTGTGATTGGTCCTGATTACCTGCTTGGTCTCGATAGTCCCGAGTGTGATCATAACGTATTTGAACGCTGTTGATAGGTCCAGGTTTTGAAACAAAAATAAAGGTTTCGTTGGTGTCGTGATTGACAAATCCTTCTAATGTATAGAAGAATATGGATAAGAAAAGCACTATCGATACCAATAGAATAAAGACCGTGTTTCGAATCATACAATATCTAAATATTTTTATACGATATTGAATTACTTATCACAGCTCTCTTCTAGGGCTTCTTGAGAAAATAGTCCAATGTCTCCGGAGATCCCTCTTAATCCTCTAGGTCCCATAGGTCCCATAGGACCAGGTAAGCCAATGGGACCCGCAGGTCCAGTAAGTCCTGGGCGTCCTGTGAGTCCTGCCGGTCCGGCAACTCCAGCTGGCCCAGAAATCCCGGCGATCCCAGCAACACCCGCAGGTCCGGCAGGCCCGATAGGCCCCTCGACTCCATCTTTTCCATCTTTTCCATCTTTTCCGTCTATTCCGTCTTTTCCGTCTATTCCATCTATTCCGTCTTTTCCAGGTAGACCATCTTTTCCAGGTAGACCATCTTTTCCAGGTAGACTATCTTTACCGCCCTTTGAAATCATATACGTAACTGATTTACCTACCTCACCTAGATTGGTGAGTGGTTTTGAGCCAATCAACTTGCTTTCATTATACAATTTCAAATCGTATTTCATGATACGAATATCACATCCAGGACAATCATTCCGATTGGTAATTTGAATGGACCCGATCTTGATTGGTGGATTTAAAACAATCGTTAGTTTGTCTGGTGCGGTAGAAGAGTGAGCCATGGTATTGATATTCCCATCGTATAGGTTTTGAATAGGACCATGTTGTTGTAAATACCCCAAATCTCCATTTGCCATGTGGACACTATTTTTACCACTCCAATAATTTATTTTATTTTCATTCTCGTCTACAATCGTCAAATCTGCTAAATTAATCCAAGTATCTGCGTTAATGTCTCGAACACATTCTATTTCTACTTTGCTAACAGGTAAGTCCTCCGTAAGTTGTATGATACTAGATGCGTTTGAGTTGATAAAAGACTCTATGGAATAAAAAGAAAGTGCTAAAAAGAGAAGACAAATCAAACCAAACAAGTAATTTGAATTGTTCATATAGATAGGATTATATAATTTGTGTGCGTAAATCAATGAGTTCTACATAGGTAGCATAATAAATATCCCCGTCGACAGAGAGAAACCGTTTAAACCGGTTACTTGAAAATAAAATCAAACCAAAAGGTTCCTCGTCCGTCTTTGTCAGTTTGATTTTATTGCCTACCTTGGTATCTTGTGGGGTCTTCACAATGACCCATGTCTTTAAAATAGGTTGACTGGTTTGAAGTGTTCTGTCATCTACTTTGTGTATATACGAAATAGGTTCGGAAAACTCTTTCACTTTTCGTGTATAACAAAAACAATTCTCGTAAACTTCTACATCGTCATCCATATACATCTATCTTTATTTTATTCTAAACAATTCTCTTTACTGATACGATCGCGAAAGAGCTTCGCCATAGGATTCATGGGATGTAAGGTCTCGCACAGTAGACCGTGTATGTTCATGATGCCATAATCCTCCAAGAGGACGTTGTATAACTTCTGTCCTTGATAAGGAACCAAGGTGATTCCCTTGTAATTTTCTGCCAATCTGTAAGCTGCCTTTAGTTTACCTTTCATGTAAATTTTATGTTTTCTGCTGATCAAAGTATCCTGATTCGGATAATGTTTACGAATTGAATCTTTTCGAAGATACACCAACTTTTTTTCGGAACTATACGTGGCAGTGATGGCTAACACACTGCTTCCTTGTATCGTATGATGATGAGGTCTGAGTTTTTGGATAGCGACTAGACCTTGATCTGTTTTCACCATGGTATTCGCAGGGAAACAGGTCTCGCTCACTACAATCGTGTCATCTAGAAAGTAGGGTGTTCGAAACACGAATTCACCCTGTTCTAAACCTTGCATTTTGAAAGAACTCAGTTTTAAATAACTCTTGTTCAACAATTTAAATCGCAAGACAACATATTTATTGACATGTTCGACTTGAAGACTCATGTAGTCTGATGTAGGGGTATTCGTCTGTATAGAATACAACTGCGTATACGTATCGTCATTGTAGTATACATATTCTAGACCCAACACGCCAATTAACTTCTGAACCTCATATTCGATATAATAGGTAGGGTCTTGTATAAGACCCATGTATAACGAGTAATAAACATGCTGATTGACGACAGACTCTTCGAAAGAGGGTGGTGGTGTATTCACGGTTAAAGATCCAGACTCTATATGGAGTAGATCATTGATCTTTAAAGTATTGATCACCATAGTGCCTCCCTGTAATACTTTCATTCGACCAATCGCATAAAGAGGCATGTTTCCATAGGGTTGTGAATCGATGTTAAATACATTGGTGCCAAGAACAATAGGTTGATTCGCACTTTCGCCTAAATATTGCGTATGTTGTTCGTCTGAATAAAACAAGGCAGAGAATCTCGCATTACCTATAAGAGAAGTCGTATAGATTTCTACTTTAAAAGTAGGTGTTTGAAGGTGATAAAACACATCTATGTATTTATAACCATCCGTCATACTTTATTCTGTTATAATTATTTGATTCAAAATACCATTATTTTATTCAAATTACCAAATCTTTAAAGAGCAAGTGAGAATCCAGAATCCTGTTCGTCTTTAAATACCTCCAAGGTGACACGGAATCGAAGGCTTGGTGGAATTGAAATCACCGCGTTAGATGAATTATAGCCAATGACATTTCCTAAGGAAAGGAAGTTACCTCCGTTCGCTAAAGTATTTGCCAACGATTTGGCTGAAGCCTCGGCACAAAGCAAGAAACCATCTGGGCTAAGATTAAATTCAAGGGTCTTGAGAAGAGTTGCGCTGCCAGTTTTTCCATAACAGTTTACATCCACCGTCACCTTCTGTAAAGCCCCATGGGATCCATACGAGATTCCTGAACTTCGGTAAAGGATGGATTTGTAAGGCACTGGAATACCAAAACGATCTACAATAGGCGCCGCCGCACCACATGCCCACCTCACCTCGTTATTCGCAGTCGTCTCACCTTCCACCAAAAGATAATTGGCTGAATTCTGAACAAGAGACGCGATCGCAGTCGACTGAGTCGTATTGACCACAACCGCCGCATTCAAGTCCGTGCGAAGACCGGTAAGAAGAGTGGTCTGGGTTCCGTTGACTCCGATTGCTGCGTCTACTTTCGTATCTACCGCATCTATCGCGGCCGTCTGAGCAGTAGTCGCGGCATCCAAGTCCGTGCGAAGACCCGAGAGGAGACCATCCTGGGTATTGTTGGTCGCGAGTGCCGTATTTGCGTCCGTCCGAAGACCGGCAAGGAGGGTCGTCTGAGTTCCATTGACTCCAATCGCAGCATCTACTTTCGTATCTACCGCATCTATCGCGGCCGTCTGAGCAGTAGTCGCTGCGTCCAAGTCCGTGCGAAGGCCGGAAAGAAGATTCGTCTGTGTACCATTCACTGTAACAGACGCATCCAAGTCCGTTCGAAGTCCAGACAGGAGAGTCGTCTGTGTTCCATTCACCCCGATCGCAGCATCTACTTTGGTATCTACCGCATCTATCGATGCCGTAAGAGAGACATTCGCGGCATCCAAGTCCGTTCGAAGACCCGACAGGAGAGTTGTCTGTGTTCCATTGACTCCAATCGCAGCATCTACTTTCGTATCAACAGCATCTATCGCTGCCGTAAGAGAGGTATTCGCCGCATCCAAATCCGTTCGAAGACCCGACAGGAGAGTCGTCTGGGTTTCATTCACCGTAACAACACCATCTACGCGAGTGTTTACATTAGATATAGCGGTAGATTGGGCAGTGTTAACGGCGACTACACTATCGACTCGATCATTCACTTGAATAATGGCTGCCGTCGCATTTACATCGTTACCAGGGATACCTTGGATACCTTGAATACCTTGGGCGCCAGTGAAAGGACCCATGTCGGTCCAGACCGTTCCATTATAGACGATCGCATGACGGCTCAGATCCTGCTTGCTCCCGGACTCTATACCCGAAAAAAGATCACGACCAAGGTTAATCGTATCGTCATTAATCACCGCATAGAAGACATCATTTGGGCTTGGACTGGGTGTCTTCGCGGCCTTCTCTGCAAGAATCTCTGCCACCGTGCCAAAAATATCTACCTTAAACGCTTCACCTTTATCACCTTTGATCAGAGTCAATCCTTCAAACGCAGTTCGCACTTCCTCTAAACGAGATTCCGTTTCGTCCACACGTTTCATGGTGGATTTAGCGTAGTGAGTCGCATCAAAAGCAGGAGGAGTGTAACCGGAAATTGTAGGCATTATATATATACCCAAGAAAATAATTATAGAGATTCGAATATATTAAATAAAATACATTCGAATATACGCAATTCATAAGAAATTAAATATGACTTTCATATTCTAGAGTGATACGAAACCGAACATATGGCGGGATCGTCACGCGATTATTATTTGAGTCTTTTGGTGACGATTCTTCAAACAAAAGCATAATGCTTCCATTGGTTGAAGGTAAGATGTTTTCATTTTCATTATCTAAAGCATACAACATGGATAAAGTAGGATGAGTTGAGAAAGAAATGCTGCGTAATAATTCAGGTGTAGTATGGGTTGAGGTATCCAGGGTATAGGTATTTAGATTGACTTGAATAGAATTTAAATTTCCTAGAGGTCCGTAGACCAGGCCTGTGATCCGCCGAATTTTTCCGTTAGAAGGAAGTAAAAGCCCGTTCAAACTTTCCATGGGGCAGGCGCCACAAGACCAATGGATGTTTCCGGTCAGGGTAGACTCTCCTTCAACGATCAGAAGCGAAGAACGCACATTGTCTACATAACTTTTGATTGCTTTCACACTAGGGTATTTTGTATCCGATGTTGCGTCGGTTTCTACGTTAGTGCTCTTGTTCACTAGATTTTCTTTGGTCGCATCGACTTGATTCGAATTACTTAATCCATCTTGTAACACTTGAAGTGTCTGAAGAGTAGAATTGATAAATTGATTTTGTTCGTTCACTCGACCATCCACATACGTTTTTACCGATTTCACGCTAGCGTATTTGATATCGGAAGCGGCATCGGTTACAATACTAATACTTTTATTCTCTAGATCTTCTTTCAAGACTACCTCTTGGGCAATTTCATCCACGTTTTGAATCGTGCCAATCAAATCATTCCAGGTAGCCGTTTGACTCGGTGTAATCAATTGAGTACCTGTTAGTTGAGTAGTTTCTCCTAAATGATTCAGTTTCAGGGTGCCCACATTAAAATCCGCGAAAGAACTCATCTATACTATATACTATCTACTACTTTTAATTCATGATTATTACACAAAATATTCTAAAGTTATTCGAACATACTATCAAAGACGGCTCCACCCGCATTTACTAAAAATCCTAAAAAGAAATATTGAATGAAGGGTAAACAAGCAATCACACAGATCACGATACCCACATACTGCATAGGTTGAATCTCCTTAAAGAGCTTCGTGCCCGGTTTATTGTATTTCGTAATCAAATAATATCCTAATGCAAACAAAGTAATACACAAGAGTCCAATCATCGCCATCGCAGCCAAACCTCCTAAAACACCTCCGAAACCCATGGCGGCATATTGACCCACAGAAGGCGCTGAAGAGATTGATTTTCTTTTTGCCATTATAGATATATAAAAAGATTTTCCTATTCTAAAGTATGAAGATTGGTTTATTGATCCCATGCACCTCCAAAGGTCGAGATTGGAAAACCATGCGAGACACTTATTTGTTTCATTATACGATCAAAACCTTTATGGCCACTCTTACGTATGGTCACGAATACGTGGTTTATATCGGATACGACGCAGAAGATCCCATTTTTTCGAAATCGGAAGAACAAGACTACCTTCGGATTTTTGAACGATATTACACCCATGTGAGCTTTCAATTCATAGAGCTTTCAGAACCACCCGGTTATCTTACCAAGATGTGGAATCGTTTGTTTCGTCGGGCATATGACGAGGGTTGTGACTATTTTTTCCAGTGTGGAGATGATATCTTCTTTAAAACCAATGGATGGATACAAGATTGTATGGATACTCTCTTGTCGCACGATAACATCGGATTGACCGGTCCAGACAATTTGAATGGTCGTATCCTGACCCAATCGTTTGTCTCGAGAAAACACATGGATATCTTTGGCGAATATTTCCCAGAACTGATTATCAACTGGGGATGTGACGATTGGTATAACTGGGTATACGAAGGATATCTCTATAAACTCACCGGACATGTATGCACCAATGAAGGAGGTCGGCCGCGATATGTCATCAACTACGACGAACATTTTGAAGACGACATTAGCAATAGTCTCTATCAACTCAGAAAACAAGTCATGGACTTGGCAGTCAGGGATCGTGAAAAAATCCAAAAGTATTTAAATATTTAAGGATTCTTGATTGGTGACATGATGCGATAAAGGAACAGAATGTAAGGTTAATGCGAATTGTACATGATCATCTATTTCGCTCTCCACCGATTCCGCAACAGCTAACGGATCTGTCATGTGTATCTGTTGAACGAGTTGGAGAGGTTCTACCACATGGATCACGGGTTCTTCTGTTTCAAACAAGATGTGTATACATCGAATACAGAAGCCGATCAAGACGCTTAAGGCAGGCACACATAAGAAGGTATATAGAAAGAAGTTTTCTCTAGATACCATATTGAATTATAAAAGGATATGTGATAGATGTCAATTTTAAGATTCGCCGTCAGGGATCGTGAAAAAAATCCAAAAGTATTTAAATATTTAAGGATTCTTGATTGGTCCCATGCTGAGGTAATGGAACTGACTGAACCACGTGTAGTGTCAATGCGAATTGAGCTTGTTGATCTATTTCGGTTTCCACCGATTCTGCGATAGCTAAAGGTTCAATTGCGTGTATCTGTTGAACGGTATTCACCGGTTCTACGACATGGATAGAGACATTCTCAGAGTCCTCGACTTCAACTCTCGCCATACATTTTTGTGTAAACCGAATCGTTAGATAGACGACTATCCCTAAAGCAGGGGCGAAAAAGAAGGTAAATAGGAATAACGAATCCGTGGAGAGGAGCATATTATCTTTTTAAAAATACATGGAGGACCCTTCAATTTTATACAACAACCGACGCATTGTCTGTATCAATCAGATGTGCTCCTAATGTATTAACCGGCCTAGGTTCTAGTCGATTTAGTCGCCTACATACATAAACCATGCTCACAATGAACAATCCTGCGAAGACGGTTCCAAAGATATTTGGACCACTCACAACATAAAACACCATGTTTGTATAAAAAACACGCCAGTGTTTAAATCCATTTTAAAGTGATCGATTATTCCTTACCCATCTCTTCATCATATGGACTTTGTCTTTTATTTTTGTGTGTTTCAAAACGTTTCTGTTTTAGACAATGGATATAGGTAAAGATGAGCCATAACCCGATACAATATCCAAAAAGGATCTTGTCCATGTCGAGGGGAATATGGATTGAATCCCTTGGAAAGCACGATCTTAGACCGCACATCTTTTACAAGAAGAAGAACGGACATTCTTGTGTCAATTTTAAAAGGATCCTACTTGGGGGATCCGTAGATGGTCACACTCACGATCTACTCTTTCTACTTTCTCTTTGACAATATCGTCGCCAATCACTACGAGATAGAGTAAAGTAGAGGGGTCTTCTATATTTTTGTAACAAGGGATCACTCGTCTTTTGGTTGGACCATCCTTTCCTCCTCCACCATTCTTGTCACATGTTTTCACTTTTTTGATCGCATACAATAGGTCGAATTTTCCAGAGACTCCAAACAAATTGATATGAATAAATTGATCTTCGTTTGGTTTGTAGGGGTGATACGTGATCGAGAGAATCTCCAATGCCTTACGATAGATTGGATAAGATTCATAGACACGATACTTGCTTGGATCTGTGTCATGATTGACGCGAACGATAGGATTCAAATATTCTGCCTGTTTTTTTGCCTGGATCGCTGAACATCCTTTACTTCGATTGCTGTGATCTACCAACGTATTGTGACGCCGTATGCGTTGTTCGGTATCTTCGTCTGTCCAGAAATGAAGCTCACCTGGATATTGGGGAGAGTTTCCAATGATACCCGCAAGACGTCCTGCTTTCTGAACTGCCGTATCTTTATCCTCGATTTTACCGAGAATCATATCCGTCCACACCAATCCTTCTCGCCCTTTCGTCGTGAGTTTGCCAAGGGTTCCGTCAATCGTAGTTTCGTGGTCATCTCGTGGACAATAATGAAACCCTAGACCTCGATCGACTTTACGACGACCAATGATGACCAAAGGTTTATCATGAAGAGACAATTGCTTGTAAAGGTAGAACAACAACTCGTTCAATCGTTTCCCTCTGGTTTTGTGACTCTTTATATCATGGACTTCTCGATAGACTTTCACACTGGCGCTTCCTTGACCATTAAACACCATCGCATACATACCCATGGAAGAACACTTGGTCGCAAACTGTCGCATATCTTCGGTGCTTCCATTGGAATTCACAATGATTTTTCGGAAGTAGAGTTTATCAGACAATACAATAGGTTCTTTGAAATGAGAGGCATATTGTTCAAATACTTCTAGCGCATAGATGTTGTTCGTGTGCTTCGAGGTAAATTTGACTGGATGAGTAATCGACTCTTCATGATGAAGCGCTCGATAATATCGTTGGTCTTCTTCCGAGATATCGACTGGGTATAAATAGGCATTCGCACATTCCGGGTAGTCTTCATCCAAGAGAACTCCATCGGTCGCAGTCACAAACCCAAGTCGATAAAGAGCCTCGGTTTTTTCAACGGTAAAGGTCTGACAGGTGGTCAACTGTCCATTGATCATAAAGGGTTTCATTCGTAGCTGTGTATAGGTCTTGTCAGCCTCGTCCCATATCATGCCATACCTTAGCATGGACTGATAGGCGGTTGCCTTGACATGGATGTGGTGAATCAGTTTTAACATTTTCTCACATTGTTTCAAGTTAGAAAGTAATGCGATAATGGGCATGGGATAGTCTCCACAAGTATCATGAGCATAGGCGTCGATATAGGTCTTGACTTCTTCGAAGGAGGTCTTGCTATTGCTAGACAACGGAAAGATTTTGACCGGATCGTCTCCGAACGTTTTGAGAATACCATCTACCGATTGTTCCGCCAAGGTCTTGTCGTTGTCCACCACAATGAATGCCACTACCTTATGTTTTTCGTCCCTCGTCCATTGTTTGATTTCCAGGGATGCGATTCGCATCTTCCCTTTCTGTGTATTTTGAAGAACAAAGAATGTTTTTGGATTTTCTACAAGAAGCAAGAGAATAGATTTTTTGATGGGATCGACCAAATGGACAAAATCATTCCAGATGAGTCCTTGTCGTGCATAATAGATGGTAAAATCACTCACTACTCCGGTTCGAATGAGTCCAATATCCACCAACTCATCTACCTTGTTTGAAAAGGTAGATTCGTCCATGAATCCGTCTTGGTCGCCTTGGACACTTTCGTAAAGTTCGTGGATCGTTTTCAGGATCGTCCTAGACATGTTGATATTTAAAAGAGAACATAAAACAAGAATCGAAATCAATTTTAATCTACCTTAAGTATAATGACACAAACTACAGAAATAAATAACCAGAATATACAAACGGTGGTCTATCATTACTGTAATAAGAACCCAAAACTACCTGCCGATCTGAAAAAAATCCCTATCGGAAAATGGGACGTGAGCAAGGTGACCTCTTTTGAAAATGTTTTTATGAACATGCAATCGTTTGATGAACCCTTGGATTGGGACGTCTCGAATGCGACCAACATGACAAGGATGTTTACCGGATGTGAGAAATTCAACCAGACCTTGAAATGGAACGTAGAAAAAGTCGTCAGTATGAATGTCATGTTTAATAATTGTAAATCTTTTAACAAGCCCTTAAAATGGAACACCAAAAGCCTCGTTTACGCAAAATCCATGTTTTATGGATGTAAGAAATTCAATCAGCCTTTGAAATGGAACACGAAAGAAATCGTGGACATGAGTAACATGTTTGTCCAGTGTAATGATTTCAACCAACCCTTGGATTGGGATGTATCCAGTGTAAGGGACATGTCCTTTCTGTTCAAAAGCTGTCATGAATTCAACCAGACCTTAACGTGGGATGTGTCCTTTGTAACCAATATGTCATCCATGTTTGAATTCTGTTCGAAGCTCAACAAGCCCTTGAAGGGAAAAGATACGCCTCAATGGGACGTAGGACGTGTCATCTTTATGAGGTGTATGTTTTATGGATGTGAATCATTCAACCAACCTTTGGAGTGGAATCTTAAATCTGCGACGGACTTAACTTCCATGTTCATGTTATGTGATGTCTTTAATCAACCCCTGAAATGGAATCTACAAGGCGTGACGGACATTTCTCATATGTTTTATGGTTGTAAAAAGTTCAATCAACCCTTAGAGTGGGATGTGGGTGACGTGGAGAACATGTCCAGCCTGTTTTTAGATTGCGAAGAATTTAACCAGCCTTTGAACTGGGACGTGTCTAACGTAACTAGCATGCATGACATGTTCTCAGGATGTATCCGCTTTAATTCCGAACTGCTCGGTAAAACAGAGCCACATTGGGATGTATCGAGAGTATTTACTATGTTTAACATGTTTAAAAATTGTAACGTATTTAATCAGCCCTTGATCTGGAATGTGGGTCGAGTGGAAGACATGAGCTATATGTTTTCAGCATGTAGTCAATTCAACCAACCTTTAAATTGGAACGTGGGTCGAGTAGAAACGTTTGAGTGTATGTTCCAAACGGCAGAGAGGTTTGACCAAGATTTGAGTCGTTGGGTCATTCAGGGTGGTGCCCAAGTAGAGTACATGTTTTACAATTGTCCAATACGACGCGAGTTTCGTCCTCCATTACTAGATCCTGATAGTAATAGTGATGAGAGTATTGAGAGAGTTGTGAGACCTGTGGTTAGACATGTAGTAGACGCATTAGGGATACATAAATTTTCTGCCAAAATAGACGTGGAGAAACTAAACAATTTTTTTAAGGCCAAAACTACGTTTGACCCAGACAGTGTAGATGATATACCCAACTATGTTAGGAATAGTTTGACCACGATGATTGACGAACTCAATGCGTATCGTCTAGAATCTGAGAAAGGGTTTTTACAAGAACTCCAAACCTTGACGGTGACGATAGGAAATGATTCTTTAGAAAAGATCGATGCTGAAATCAAACAATTAAAGATTCCCCTCAACACTACACAGAAATTGGAGAAGCTCTATCAGCAACGAAAGTCGCTTCTACATAAAACACACACCTCCAAAGCTTTGACCAAAATTCCCATTTATCTTAAGAAAATCAATTCACTGATCAGTCAAGCTCCTAACCGAAAAGAAGCATTGGAAGAAGAGAAGAGAGTGCTCTTGGAGATCGATACGGTAGACAAAGATCGGAGAAAGATACGTATTGTTCAAATGAAAAAAGAGTCTCTCGTCCAACTTTTGGACCGGCGTGCTAAAACACTCGAACTCTTAGGTCGAAAGAATCTCATAGAATATGAATTAAAAAACGGAAAAGAAATGATTGAAAAACATCGGAAAGATTTTGAAAAAATCATGCGAAATGTATTGACCTATCTGAAGTATGACTTGTTTAAACTATGGACTAGATCTATGATGTATTCTTTAGACTACGTGGAAAAACAACCCATCTTATTTAAAAAAACATACATGGAATCTTTTCTGAAAGACTGTGTTCATGCTTACGAGGGAGCTGCGGGTATGAGTTGTGCGACAGGTGTGTTGGAGCGTTTTGTGGTGTCTTTGATGGCAGGATGTGGTGCTGTTCTATCGGTTTCAGACAATCCAGAATACGACTATATCAAAAGCATTGTAGAGAACGGTCTCAACAAACTGATTCCCGAATATATTTTGAAATGGTATAAATTACATAGTCATGATCCATATCGATTTACGACCGAGTCAAGAGAACAACGGTTAGACAATCTACGGAACTATCTTCTCTCTTTTTTTCCTGGCAACGAAGAAGCGGTCGATGTCCTTATTCCACAATTTGCCATCGATGTAGATAACGACGACTTTGGATACAAGAAAGAAATCAATGGAACACGGATTCAAATGAACAATGTATATGCGAATATTCCTGTAAAAAAAGCTGTTCCAAGAACTCGTCGTAAAGATCCAAATACGTCGACAAAGCCAAGGACCAAACCTGTCCCGCGAAAGCGGAGTGTGAAAGAAATCCCAGAAACGAACCCCCCTAATCTAGTGCGCAGTAAGCCACGTGTGAAAACTAGTCCTCTTGGAACAGCATTTGGTTAATAACTAGGGTATTTCATCTGTTCTATCCATGAAGTCATGAGAATGCTTTCTTCCTGAGAAAGAGGATGTTGTCGTTGAAACGCATGTAATGTAAGAGTTAATTCATTCGAACTGATTTGATGTTCCCAATGTTCAACCTCATAATAGAGGTAGAAAGGTAGGTAGGACAAGATGATGTGCCATTTTTTGGGAATATTTTTTTGACACAGTTGTTGATAGAGATCCGTGATTCTTGTATGATAATAGGGATGAAATTTGGAAAGATAGGATTCGTATTCATAATCTACTGTGGGAATCTCTCTTTTCGGGTATCCAAGGGTCACTAGACGTCCCGCCAATTGTTTAAATCGTATCGGGGTGCTCAAAGTGTCATACTGTAAATGGATTTTATGGAATTTCGTGAAATAAATAGGAAACGAAATATGAAATGGTTCAATTCGGTCACAGAGAGTATCCAAAATCATAGGAACCAAATAGGGACAATAGTCCCGTAAAATACAACGAATGGTCTTTATCCAAAGGCGACGTATCAGTCGGTAGACCGTACACTTCACCATCATCTTTCGAAGCATCGATGGGAAATAGCACAAATTCCGCATCCGCTTGGCTTCCATACAATATTGTCGAGTCCGAGCAGGATCTCTTGACTGCCGAAACAGTCCAACGCGTGGAGTCGGTGGATGACAGTATCGAATCATTCCTTTCATTTCGAGAGGGATCATCTTTTCTAAATGTATTTAAATAGTTTTTTCATTCAATTTTAAGGATGAAAGCGGTTGCTGTATTTACTGGAACGATCGAGGGCACCGTTCATTTTACCGAGTGTGAACAAGGCATTGAAATCAAGGTTCGATTAAAAGGGTTTGAACCCAATACCTTACATGGAGTTCATGTTCATGAAGCTGGAGATCTGACCGACCGTTGTATGAGTATGTGTGCTCATTTTAACCCCTATGGAACCAAACATGGAGGACCCTTGTCTCGAGAGAGACATGTCGGAGATTTGGGCAACTTGAAAGCTAACTCAAAAGGAGAGGTTCATACGACGTTTTACGACGACTGTATACGATTGCGTGGAATCAAATGTAATATTATAGGACGTGGACTCATTCTCCATGAAGACGAAGATGACTTGGGACAAGGAGACGAAGAAAGCACTCGAACGGGTAACGCCGGAAAACGCATCGCGTGTGCTGTAATCGGATATGCGAAAGAAAACTTCAAGGGTTAACACATAAGGTTAGTGATCCAAATACGATTGAACCGCTTGTAAACACTTGATCTTTAGCTCACGATCCGTATCCTTTTCAAAACATTCGATCCCACACCAATGACAAGTTAATTTGTGTTTTTTGATAATGAAATAATCAATGGAACAGAATATTTTATCAAAAGGTGCGGAACACATCCGACATAACGGATAAATGAGGGTAAAATATTCCTGATGAAGTTTTTGTAAACGAGGCCGATGTTCTACATTAAATTCACAGATGAGTATTTGAATCGAAACGGGGAGTAACGATATCCTTTCTTGGATGTCCATGTTAACAAAATAGACTACTATTTATTTAGGTCAATCTTTTTATCTTTTAAAATAAAAAACTTACCTTCTTTTCCACACTTGGTTTCATCTTTACGAGCAATGTCCGCATATTTCAAAAAATAAAGACACTTTGCGTGTTCCATCGTATTGTCTTTTGGCATGACTACAAAATGTTTACAATGAAAACATGGGACCAGTGACCATAAAAAAAGATTCATTAATTATTTTGTTCGATAGATCTTTATATAGATTCATCTAATACGATCTTCAATTTATCATGGAGTGATTTTTTGATAGGAAAGGGTAGTTGATCCATCGGATTTCCAGAGTTATAATACTGGTAGACTTCTTCTTCCATAAAAGCCTTCAATACCGTAAACTGGGTCATCCCTTCAATTTGGCGGAGTTGTTCGTTCAACTTTTGATCCAGACGTATCTCTGTAATGATATGTTTCATATGTTGTAGATTCGTCCGAATAGAGTCTTCATACTCCTTACACACTGTTTTATAAGAGGAGTTTTGTTTCGATGTTTGAAAAGCATTCTCCAAGAAAACCATGTCGCGATGAATCAATTGACGACAAGCTTCAAGAGATAACCATTTCATCTTGGTAGTATTTTGTGTAGAAATCGCATCTTCTGTCATAAGCACAAACCGAGTGTAATCTTCAAGAGTGTTCATTTTTAAAGATATCCTGATAAAATGGAGGTTGTCAATTTTATCATTCGATAAAGAATATACATATATATTCTTTATTATAAGATGGCCGCGTGTTGCATGACCGTTAGAGATTGTATGCCTTATTTATGTCAGGTTTTATACAACATTGAACGATTGAGACCTTTGTTTAAAGAGTTTCATTTGATTGTAGCCTATGATCATTGTATGGATGGATCTGAAACGATCTTAAAGATGTATCGTTGGTTCTCATCTTATCCCGTTTATTTATTGCCTTCGAATGAAACAAGTGTCCATCGAACGGTTCGGATTGCGAACGCAAGAAATCGTTGTCTCAAAAAGCTAGAAACCTTGTCGGTTCCCTTTCATTTTATGGTAGATGCCGATGACGTAAACTGTTCTACTTGGAACGTATCCTTGATACAATCATACTTGGAACGACCTGATTGGGATGCGCTCTCTTTTAACCGGAAAGATTATTATGATATTTGGGCTCTGATGTATAGCCCGTTTAAACATCATTGCTGGGGGTTCGCGCCTTATTCGAGAGAGGTGGTTGAATTCATGAAAAAAGACGTGACTGTTCGTTTAAAAGAGTGTGATGAATGGATTCCTTGTGATTCTGCGTTCAATGGATTCGCGATCTATCGAACCCCTAAATTTAAAGGACTACGCTACGATGGGGAATATAAAAATTTGCGAAAGTTGATCCGAGAGGAAGACCGGCAAAGAACGCTAGACGCCCTAATGCCTATGGGGTTACCTCTTAGAATTGACGAAACGTTTGTTCAGAGTTGCGAGCACTTGTATTATCATCTACTAGCAAAACGCAGAAACGCAAAGATTTATATTTCTAGATATTCTATTTTTTAGATTTTTTAGACTTCTTTTTGCTTTTTTCATGAAATTCTGGCACGACGGGCGTTTCAACAGCTTCTAGAGATTCAACCGCTTCGACAGAGGCTTCTGGAGCTTTAACTAGAGATTCAACAGGAGCTTCTGGAGATTCAACAGCTTCTAGAGATTCAACCGCTTCGACAGAGGCTTCTGGAGCTTTAACTAGAG